TCACGAATTTGGTTCCGGCTCAGTGTGAAGGACAAACCAATCTTTCCAGCGGTCAAGGCGGCCCACTGCAATGCGGCAGCCGGGGGGGATGAGGGCGTAGGCGACTTCGATGGCTTCACGGGGGCCGTTGACGATGCCCAGGACCTCAGGTTCAGGCACGGAGCCCTCGCCGTACTTGGTCCAGCGGTTCGACCACTTCTCGCCCTCCGCGTAATCCTTGACGATGTATTTGGCAATGTAGGAAGCAATCTGCGCCGCAGATTTGCGGGAGTGAAACTTGCGCCGGGCCACATCGATGTTGCCGCCCAGGTCACCAACCACAGAGCGCCAGATGCGCCGGATGACCTCATAGGACTTGAATCGAACTGCGTTCTGCCGGTTGCGGTCAGCCAGGGATTCAGGGATGCGCCGGGTTGCCATGTGAACGTGCCAAGCGCCACGCTGCTGACGCTCGAATGCCGCGACAAAACCGAAGTCAGGGAGGATGCGCAGGATGCGCCGATTGAACTCCCGCAAATGCCGCTTGGTGAGGGCCAAATCCTGCTGGTTAGCCTTGTAGGTAAGCGTGAGCATGGTATCCACTCCCATGGCCTTGCAAAGCTGCCTGACGCGCTTTTTGGCCCTTGTGGCGGCCCTCTTGGCATTGTTCTCCGCACGCTTTGCTTGTTCCTCGGAGTCATCCATGCGGGCTTGCATGGTTTCAAGGAGGTTTTCCATGGCGATGCGGTCTAGGTTCATTTCGCGCCAACCAAGCATGCGAGATGCGGTCAGTTCCAAATGGCCGTTGCCACAGTCATACGCTTTGACCTTGAAATGCTCGGTCGAAAAGCTTTCGTATGCGATTCCATCTATGATGCGTATCACTTGACTAGTCCTTCTAGTTAAGTCACCGCCCCGGGAGGATTGCCGTCCTCGCTGGGGCTTTTTTTCGGCTGTATGCCGTGCTGTGCTTAAAGTGTCTTAGGGATAAATCTAGGGCGCGCTTCGCGCGCCCCCTGCAGCGCTCCGCTGGCTGCTTGGGGGCGCGCCATGCGCAGCCCAAGACCCATCAAACCGCGCACTTTGTCGCCAGCAGGCAGACCGCCTGGCCAGACATGCAGCAGCAGCGCAAGCAGGTAGACATGGGCGATTCGCCGCTGGTGCGGCGACCGGGCTTTGGCCCTGCGGGTCAAGCCTTGTCCCAAGTCTTGATCGGCCCTGCCGACTAGCAATCCCTATCGCGGACAACCGAATACCCATAGTCAGAGCGCCTACGGCGCTGGATGCGCTCGCCGCGCGGCGTCCGCTGCCCGTCAAGCACCACGCCCTCTGCACCGTTCCCCAGTAGTTCACCGCCTCTTCGGGGACGATGCCACGGGCTTGTGGGAACGGGCCTGCGGCCCTTTGCAAGGGGGTATTCATAAAGCTTCGCTTTACAAAGCTTCCCCCTTGCAATCCCAAAAGCCCGAGGCATTTCCGCCCCACGGCGATGAACTCAGGGGAACGGTGCAAGCAGAGGACAGTTAAACGGGCAGCAGACAGTAGACGACCCGGCTCCAAATCTAGGGGCCCGGTACACCAGAAAGGCAGGGGCGGCACATGGCGATAGCAGCAAACTTCTACAAATTTCCAGAGGCAATGGCGCTGCAGATGCCTTTGCGCCTTGGAAAACCCGTGTGGAATACCAAGCGCCCCACGACACGACGCGGCCGCGCATTTCGCAGCCACATCGCGGCCGTGGTGAAAGCCGTGGGGCTCCGGGTCGCGCCAGTGGTAAAGCCAGTGCCTCAGTGGTGGAAAGATGCACAAAAACGCGCGCGTGCCTTTGGCCGCGAAATCCGCGCCGGGGTTCTGGAATTGAGCCTGCACGTCAACGCCCCAGGACACTAACGGATTCAACCATACGGGGGCCATAGCCACCGACCTCAGAACGCGCCTGCGCGTTTGTGGCAACGAGGCCCTGAGAGTGCACAGGCTGGGCCAGGGGGGGCGGGGAGGCAGGGACAGGGACTGTGCGCGATGCTGGAGGAGCCGCAGGGGACACAGGGGACGCGATGCGTTCAGGTTGCGAGGATGCAGGCATGGGCTGCTGCCAATCCACGAAAAAGCCCTTTTCCGCGATCTCCCGGCAGACCTCATTGGATGCGACCAGCCTGGTAGCTTGCTGGGAGTAGCAACGGCACTCACCAGCCATCACCAGGCAGGCCGCTGGATAAGGCGCAACGACGGGCTTGGTGATGTCGTCATACCGCGGTGCTGTATGCGGAAAACCGCCGATCCGTGGATTGTGAGAATCCACATATTCGGCAGTGGTCATGGGACGCTTAATAGCACCAGGGTCAGCCATTGACGAGGCAGACGCGTTGTTCTGCGCTGCTTTCCCGTTGCTTGTCACCATCGAGAAAGCACCCCAGATCATCGCGGGGATCAACAGCAAGCAGGCACCAAAAACGTAGAGCTGCTTTGGGATCTGGCGCTTGCCAGTGTGGAGACTGGCAGAGCGATACCAGGCGTAAGCCTCTTTTGGGAAATTGCGCGTGGTGCACTGAGCGCGCTTGCCTGAGTTGCGCTCCTCGCACTTCAGATCAACCGCGTCAAACTTCAATTCGTTGGACATTTCAGCGCCAAAAATCCGCTTGAAATGCCGGTGATAGCTGGGAGAGGCAATCAGCTTGCGAATGAAGTCATCGACCAAGCTGGGATGCGGAGCGATCATCCAGAAGTCAAAACCCCGCTTGCGCCGAAACTGGGCCACCGCGTTGACGTAATCAGGGACGGGGTCACGCACGCCGCGCTTGGGGAATTCGTTTTGGCACTCATCCATGACGCAGATGGAGCCGTCAGGGAGGTCTTGCCATTTGCGGGGATCAAACGGTTTCCACCCGAACTCATCTGCGTATTTTTGGACCATCTCGAACCCGTTGTAGAAAACAGGCCGGTGGGGTTCTTTTAGCTGCTGCTGGCGAACGTCCCAGATGGTCATCAGGGTCTTGCAGGCACCGTTGGCACCGGTCGTGAAGTAGATCATTGGATGATCCACTTCTTGAAGGTGTCAGAGCTCATACCCGTCAGCAGCATGGACGCAAACATGCAGCTAAAGAGGATGGTCAAACAGGTTCCGACTTTGAGCAGACCGAGTATCTGGACCACATCCGGAGGCAGGCCAGCCAAAGCCACGATGATGCGATCCCTGAGCCAATCCATGGACTGATTAATGCCCACGTAGGTGATCAAGGACAGTCCCAGAGAAGCCAGGACACGACCGACGATGGAGCCGGTGATAGTGATGAGGACGCCACCGAGAGCGCCGGCAAAAGGCAGAGCCATTATGAGTACCTCCCAACGATGATGCGGGCACCAGCGATGCAGGAAACGACGACCATGATGTCGCCCAGGATAGTGAACCAGGGGCATAGCTGGGAATACGGGATCACCAGCTCGCCATAGAGCAGAGAGATCGAGCGATCAGGGGGGCAAGAGCCAGCGCCGATGAAGTCATCACCGCTGGAAAACCGATCCATGAGGTTGATGGTTTGATTACCAGGCAAATTGTCGGTGACCTTGCCCGTTATCGCCTTTGCAGCAACGTATGCAGCATGCTCAGGAGACTTCAGGGCCTCGCAGTAATCCGCGTGCTGCTTTTTAGCAATGGCGCAGGTGATCGCATCACCCTTGCATTGAAAGCCGGAGTCACAGTTACCCGTGAAACTGCCGTTCCCGTCCTCGTTCTCGCCCTTCTCATCCTTGCAGGCACCGGCGGTTTTGTTCTGGCTGCAGTAGGTGGCTTTATCTACCGTTGTCGTAACGCTTGAAGAATTAACCGTAGAGCCAGTTTGAGTGTTGGTCGTAGTGCTCGTTTTAGTAACTTCGCACTTACCGTTCTCGCATTTGACTTGGGTCTTTGAATCCGTTTTGGTTCCATCGCCATTGTCTTTGGACTCCACTTCAGTGACGCCAGAGGAAGCCTTTGGAGGCACGCAAACAGACACGCCATTGACAGTGCCCTTAAAGCCGTTGGGGCAGGATGGGTCCGGCTTGTCGCTGGTTTTCGGGTTCTCTTCTGGAACGTACTCCGGATCAGATTCAGCGTTCAAATCATTAATAACACTGGGATCACAGGTGGCCCCGGAATACTTCGCGGAACCAGTCGTAACCCAGGAACCGGAATTGTCCTGAAAGGCCGTGGTAAAGCCGCCGACCTGAGCCATGCAGCCCTTGGTACAACCAGGCAGCGGGTCACCACCAAAAGACAGCGGACTCATGCAGGTGAAGCTGACACCCGTTTTCCGACCAGGCAGAGAAAAACTTGTAGACATGCCCTGACTGCCAGAACACATATCCGCAAGCATCTCACAGGGGTCAGGAGGAGGGGCAGAAGTACACCTATTAATCGAATTTAGTACAGGCTCAGAGGCAGGACAAAACGTCAGCCAAACCAATTGTTCCCTTGGCATGCCTTGGTAACTATCGCTGCGATCAACAAGCACAGCCGATGAATTAGCAGCAATATGATTTGCAACGCACTGCTCAATCCTTGAATCACCCTCGTAATACCAACCACACGATGAGGACCAAGGATTGGAATCAGCGTAAGCATTGAAATTAAAAGAAAACAATAACAATGCAAAAATGGGGAGCCGTCGCCCCCCGCTTTGAAGAAGAGAAAGCAAAAGGAAAGGAACGATCAAGCCGTAAAAATAAGCCATATCGCCCCCAGCACAGCGATCAGAAGAAACAAACCCATAACGGCCCCCTTTTGAATACCCATCAGGCAATGAGCATTCAAAAGGGCAAGAGCCGGAGCCCTTGCCACACTGCCAAAGCAGGGATCAGCGCAAGGCGGAACGCACCCACTTGAAGGCAGCAACAGCCACGACGATCAGCAGCACAGCGCCGCCAATCAGGCCGATGGGGCCAGCTTGAGCGCCGATATCCGTCACCACGTCAGCCACATCGACAGCAGCGGCATTGGCAGTGGTAGCCACAGCAGAGCCCACGGCAGCAGCCAAGGGAGCCAGAACGCGCGCAGAGCGCAGGGTTTCGAACTTGTTCATATCAATCACCTTCGTTGGAAGAATCACCAGTTTTGATGGTGCGGATCAGCATCCGGATACCGAAGCCAACCGCCCAGACGGCAGCAATTGCCCATGCAATCTGCGCCGCATCTGCTGTACTGATAGAAAACAGCGGATTCGTGAATTCATGCTGCACGGTGACCGTGCAGGCTTGCGCGCACTGAATGACTTGTTCAGCCATGACGCAGCTTGCGCAGCTCACGGCGGGCAGTCATCGCAGCAGTGAGATGCAGACGGCGACTACGGCACAAAGCAGCAACACGATCAGAGGGATCGTCACGGGAGGCCCTTTCGACACCGCGAGCAACGGCATCAAACAGGCCACGACAGAGAGACACAGCGAGCGAACCGATAACGCCACCGACAACCGCAGAAAGAGACACCAGGTAGGCGAAACGGACGAGCTGATCAGGGGTCAGGGATTCGATGAACATCACGCCCCCTTGGCAGCCGGAGATGGGTCAGCCTTGACGGAGCCAGCAGACAGCGGCGCGGGCTTATAGGGGGTGAGGTCAATCAGCACGGGTTCAATGACGCGTTCACGGTTGACGCGCATCCCGAAAACGGGGCGGTAATAGCCACGGGAAACCTGCCCATGCAAATGCGCGGGAACCTTAATGACGCCGACTTGCAATGCCTCTCCAGCGTCATCCAGCGCGACGCATTCAAGCTGCTGGGTCTTGTACTTGCGGTCTTGATATTGCTTGTCCTCGACAGGGCCAGCTTTGATTACCTGAACAAGAGATGGCAGGACAAATGCGGGGGCTTGAGCTTGATCTGTAGACATGGTGAGAACTCCTAACAGTGGGTGCGGTCAACGCGATAAAGAGCAACAGCGCTCTACGCTCCCCAGCACGCTGGAGAGCGTGGAGAGTTGTCACGAAGTAACCTCTGCGCGAATCTGCGCCCAGTTCTTGCGTGCACGCTCAATCAGCGTTCGCGCCACAGCTTCAGCGTGAGGGTCACCACAAACAAGGGCGCGGCGAATGCCGTTTAGCGAGTAGCCCTTAGTGAGAAATTGCCAGAGCGTGTCTGACTCAGGGACATCGACAGGGAGCGTGGGAAGGATGCACGCCCCACTGCTGGACTCAGCAGCGTGAGCTACCACGGCAGCGGAGCCGGGATCAGCAGGGGGCGGGCAAGCGGGAAGGCGGGGGTGCGGTTTGAGGGTCATGTGTAGCTCCATAACATGTTGTCACACCGACAACATGGCAAAGCATACACACATGTTGTCAGACAGACAACATGTTTTTACTCATAATGATTTCACTCTGACAACAGGAGGAAGTTATGTCGTCGTACGAACTGAAAACCACCATGGAACTTTTGGACGAAGCGTTATCCCGAAATTCGGGAGCGTTCTGGTGCGAACAACTAGGCGTAAACAGAACTGCGCTAGCAGTAGCTAGAGCACGCGGCCGACTTAGCCCAACAATCGCCGGAAACCTTGCGAGATTGATGGGAATGGACATGGAACGCTGGATTGCTATCGCAGCTATCGAAGGCGAACCCAACACTTACGGGAAAGCCAAGATCATCGAAAGAATGGCGTTTTGGAGGAAGCTCACAACGGTTTAA